TTCGGCCTGTGTCAGGAACTCCACTACTACACGCTTGGGGCAAACTATCAACCCTTTGCCTCCTGTGCGGTTCAGGATCACCCGCAGTATCTCCAACTGGGTTACGGTTTTCTGCATACCGAAGCTGGAGAATATCGCCCTGCAACCGCCGGAAATAGCCCAACGTACTGTATCTTTCACATGAGGGTATAAATACGGGGAAATTTCTTCCGGTCTGACTTCAAACCCAGTCTGATGGCTGATTGCCATCTTGTCTTTCAAAAATTCTATATAATCTTTCATTATGCTATTCTTTTGTTGATTTCTCCTTTCTAAACAGGTGGCTGAACACATTATCCAAATCCAAGTCTAGATTCAGTTTGGACGGGAAAGATTTAATGTATTCGTACATCTTATAAGCGAGGTTGTCATCATCACCGCATCTGTCAATCAGTGTGAGCAACATGGCGTTCACCATGTCAGAATCATTGCCGAAGTTTTCCTGAGTGGATTCGCTGCAATGATTCACATCACTTTTCAATCTCTTTATCGCGGCTATGGCTGTGTTGAAGTTTCTTTTTGAATCGTGCCGCAATTCAAAGCCTTCTTTCTTATATTGCTGCTGCATTTCTAGAACGTCCGTGAGGACAAATACGATGTTGGTTATCGTATTCAGTTTGTCTGTTCCTTGCATAATCGTGTATTCTTATTTCTAATTCGAATGAATCCCCTTCGTTCTGTTTCTTCTAACAGTGGAAAGTCTTCATTCTTGATTTCACATTCTGTTTCGTAGTTCACGGAAGTATAACTTGGGATATTGAACTTTTTCCGGATTCTTACGATAACATCCGGATTTCTTGTTACCCAGTAAACGGTTATTCTCATGGTGATATCAGCATTTTTCTAGCTTCCTCATCTCCTGCATCAGCACGGTGCTTGATTTCAATGTACTCAGCATAAGAGATTCTGTTATCTCCACGCTCCTCTATCTCTTTTTCACGTTGGTTTCTGTATCGTTCACGCTCTTTCCGTTCAATATCTTTCCGACGTTCAGAAACGTAGTCCAGCATCGCACTTGTTATTTTCAATGGATCTATTGAACCGTAGAACCGCCCATACTTCCCTGACTTAAACCGTGCTATGAAAAAACAGATTTCAGCGGCATTTATATAATAATACTCCGAAAGGAATATCTCCGATAGTTCAGAAAGTTGCTCTTTCGCTATCTTGGTTGAAACTTCTGCAAAGTCATTCAATGAGCCAAATTGTATCTTTAGCCATTCTATCGGTGTTTCATCCCCATAAGTAGAAGACAATAGCCCTAAACTCGGAATGCTGTCATTCAACGCCAGTTCTGAATGGGTTGCATTACATCTGACAAGTTTGAACTGCAAATCAGGGTTGTAATCAAGAATGAATTGTGCAGGATCGGGATATTTATTCAATAACGCCCTCTGCTTCAAGTTCCTTTCTCTTTTTTGCGGCAGCTTCTCTAACGGTTGTAGCGACTGCAAGAACTGAATCACGTTTTCGCTGCTCGCTATCCTGTTGATTTTTACTAAGTCTTGTCCCATTATAGTTTCCTTCCAATATTTTAGTAAAGTTTGCTTGTTTGAAAATCCAATCAAAGTCGCATTTCCAATTGCGGTCATTAGCTCCAAGTAAGAACGGGGATTGAAGAATGAGATTGAAAACACTCCTCACTGACTCTTTCCCATATTGGGCTATCCGGGCTTTTACAGCCTTTTTTCTCACATCAGTCATTGATCTTATCTGCTGGAGTCTGTCTTTGAATGTGGTATTATAGTATTCCATCAATCCGCTGTAATCAATCTTTTCAGAGGGGGAGGGCGAAGAAAGCTTGGCTTTCTTTGATACTCCGTCAGGAGTATTTTCTTTCTTTTGATGTAGAGATATATCTATATACTCTCTTTCTTCTTTCTTTGTATTTGTGCCCTCTGTGTGCCCTGATTTTTGTAAAAGTTCGGATTGCGGTAGATTGTTGTTCATGGGCTGTGCCCCAAGTTGTGCCCTTACTTGTGCCCATTCGTGTCTTAATTCATTGATTTCCTTTTCAATACCTGTGTCCTTACTTGTGCCCTTGGTTGTGCCCATTGGATTATATTCTTCATATTTACATAAGGTTATAAGGTTCATTCCTTGATTGCACTCAACAGTTATCATACCTTTCTTTCTAAGATGCACAAGAAAGGAACGCACCTTCTTTTCAGACCATTTCCAACGCTGTGACAGAAATCTTATGGATGCAGGATATTGACCTCTTGAATAAGAGATTTCTCGACCTCCGATACTCTCCTTTCGGGGCGTTGCCTCAAATCGTGCAGACTGAATTAAGTCTAACCACGCTTCGCAACTGCTAAAAGTACGGGCTTCATTCCACATTTCATTCGAGAAAAACCTGCGGCTTAGCCTCAAAAATCCTTCTTCCATAGTTTTAGAATCTTACGTTAGTCAACTGCCTGTTATTAGAGTACACTGCCCATTTACCATTTCCACTATCAACAAGGCGAAGATCCTTCACTTCTCCAAATCGTTTTTTGTTTCCACAAAGGTCAACGATCCATCCGGCCTCTTTACTCGGGTGCGGACGGATAGCACGACCGACTATTTGATACCACAGTGCCAAAGACATCGTAGGACGTGCCATGACAATCGTATCCAGTTCTGGGTAATCAAATCCGGTAGTAAGTACGCCGACATTGGCCACGACCGGAATTTCTCCGGCCTTGAATGCCTCAAGAATACTCTCTCGCTCTTTCTTTGGGGTTTCTCCTGAAACGATGGCCGCTCCGGGAATAGACCAGGTAAGGCGTTCAGCTTCTTTCAAAAACCTCGTGAAGACCAATATACCTTTTCGTTTTATCCCGCTTTTAGGGTTCATTAGTCTTTGCACAATGCTGACCAGAAACCCGTAAAAATCGATACGCTCATACTCCTTTACGACAGACTTGTCTGTGTAGTCGGCTCCGGTCGTGTTCACCTTCAGATTAAGTTCATTCCATCCTAAAGGGTTCATTTCATAATAATTCAGTTTTGACAGATAACCCATATCCAAAAGGGTGGAAATTTGAACCTGATAAATGACCTCAGAGAATACACAAGGCCGGGTCCGGGTGATAAACTTCAACATACTGCCAAAATCCCTGCTTGATGAAAGACGGTAAGGTGTAGCCGTCAATCCAAGCACCTTGCACTTCAGCATAGAAAGAAATGATTTATACATTCCTTCTTTCGGGTTAACCAGATGGCATTCATCTATAATTATATTCTTGAAATGCTGAAAAAGCTCAGGATGATTGACAACACTACCAATCGTAGCGAATGTTATTCTTGAAATCTCTTTCCGCCCAAATGATGCGGAATATATGGAACAGTCCAGAATACCATACGAACAGAGCTTCAGATAGTTCTGTTCGAGTATTTCCTTGCTAGGTTGAAATACCAGCGTATGCCCTTCAAGGCGGCTAGCAATATCGGCTATTACCAGACTCTTCCCTGCCCCAGTCGGCAGCACCATGATGGCATTGTTCTTCTTGGCTTTGTTGGCAAAGAAATTTACCGCTGCATCACTAGTCTTTTGTTGATAATCACGTAGCTTGTACATATTTCTCGTTGTCTTTTACGATAATCGGTTCGTCCTCACTCAAACGGTTTAAAAAAGAAAGCACAATGTATGCTTGTTCCTTATTCATCCCAACGGGAGAAAATGATCCATCCTCGTTTTTTACCATCATTACGAATGTTCCGGGCTTTAATTCATTCATAGTCCTTTCTCCTTACCCAACTTATCTCCCAAAGCCTTATAATACTTTGTGAGTTCCATTAACTCTAAATCACTCCATTTCTTTGTTTGTCCGGCCTTCCATGCCAGCTTATCGAAACGTTGCTGACCGATTTTGACCTTCAAGTTCTTTTCATATTGTATCAGATGGTCAGCACTGAATCGGTTGCACGCCCGGCATTCTGCGTGGGCGTTGTCCTCGTCAAAGCGTGTGGCCATGTGGCGGCGCGAATGGAAGTGTCCGCAATCGGCCTGTGCGTATGGCTTTATCTGGCCGCATGAGATACAACGGAAATACCCGTTTGGCATACAATCACGAAGCCGGATATAGCGGCTGAAAACTTTGTCGAGTTTGGCCACTAAATCCGGCTTCTTCTTAATCTTGATACCTGCCTTGTCAAATAACGGCAAAGGCTTTTCTTTCTTCTTTTTTGGTTTCTTGATATAATACGGCATTATTTGAATCCCCATTCTTTTATGTAATCAATATTCTTTGGAAATCCATCTACTTGTTGAGGACTTAAAAATATCTTTTCACTTTTTAATGGAGTGCCTCCCCATACAGTAGCAGGACATTCTTCATATTCTTCTTTAGAAACTTCACTTACATTAAAATTGGGTTGGAAACCATATCCCATTACGCTTTCCCCTAAGTAAGTACCAAACTTCTTCAAAGCCCATTGAAATGCAATATCTTTATATAGGTAATGTTTAGAAAACACAGCCACATATATTTTATGAGAGAAATTTCCTGTTTCTGTTAAGTCAGGATTACATCTGATACAGAAATACTTAATACGTGAAAGTATTTCTTCAACAAACCTTTCATGCTTTTCGCAATCTTCTTTCGTTAAGAACTCTTTCCTGTCATTTGCAATGTAAATAGTCTTGGTAATTTCTTTTGTTTCCATATTATTTTTTATTAAAGCCCCGAAGCGTATTCTCCGGGGCACAACCATAATTCACTAACCCATGCCATTTATGTGTGGCTCACATTTATGAGGGGCGTGACAGAATCGAACTGTCCTCCTCTACAATGCTGCGCATTACATTAGTCACACCAGCCAAACGCCCCATATTCGCCCGCCCTATCTTCACAGACCGAGCAGGCAGGTTAACAAAGTTATTCCATATAAGCCATTGAAAACTCTTTCGGAATAAACCGCCCGACCGGGATAGGTTTGGCTGATTCAATAGCTGTATGTATTTCCCTCTTTCTGAACTCATGTCCCTTTTCTTTGGCTTGTTTCTCACATTCTTCCTCTTTGTTTTTGAGATAGTGGGTAATAAGCATCATCGCTCTGTCGACATTAAAAGTGTTCACGACAAAGGTTTGAACCCTTTCTTCTTCATCGAATGTGATTTTCGTTTCAATTTGATAGAACTTCTTTTCATCCGGCTTGCTTTCTTCATCACTATCTTCGGCTTCATCATCCATCTTATCAACGTATTCTGCCATTGTGATTTCATTTTTGAGATAGGCAATCGAAGCATCATCAACTTTACGTTCTTTCAGATTATCGGTAAGAATCACGCAAGAATCAAACTCCTTTGCCATCGTCAGAGTGAAGCCTGACTGATAATTAAGCTCAATATAGTCTCTCAAGATAAGGCAGACATTTTCCAGCCCAGTGGCATAGAGCAGGAATTTATATTTCTTATAACCTATTTGTGCTTGTGCAAGATAGGGATATAAGAACTTGTTTTCATTCTCGAACGCCAAGCGGTTCTGGTTGCTGACTTCCACTTCCTTGATACCGTCGGCCTCCATACTGAAACGAATTTTCGCCAAAGTGTCTTGGTCTATCAGCGTACCACGGTCGAAAAGAATTTCATTCCGTTCGATGGTTACTGTTTCACCAGTATCTTCATCAATGAAAGACTCCTCCCATGTTTTGAGGACATGTTTTGCAAGGTACATATTAAGCATCTTCTTCGGGTCGGATGTCACGTACCTGACTTCTGTTTTTCTTGTTTCTATCATAACTAAATAAATTCTTGATTTCTTTGTATTTCCTGCTGGGCGTATATCAGCATTTGATGTTCATTTGCAGCCGGCAGATAGATACCAGCGACAGATGCACTCCAATTTCGGAAACGGTCAATACTCAAAGTCATTTCACCTGTTGTCAGCTCGGCAGAACTTCTTAAGTAAGTTACTTCCTTACCTTTCTTGTTGACCATCTTACGTTCAAACAAATCACGGTTGCAAGTCCTCTTATAAAAATCAATTTTTGCTTCGTC